AACAATCCATCTCCAACAAAACCTATGGCTGCTTCCGTTGCTATATCTTTAGCTATATCACCAGCCGATTGTTTTGATACACCTGCACCAGCTTCAATGACTTCTTCAACACCTTGTCCACCGCCAGCACCTAGTCCAGCTCCAATGGCTGCTCCAAGAATAGGAATAGGTATAGTTGCTTGTCCTACAATAGCTCCACCGATACCGCCAATAAGCTCTGGTGCTATTCCAGCAAGATCGGCTAAGTCATAACGACTGAATCCATCCTCATCTATAAGTATATTTTTATCTGTTTCTTGACCAAACTTAGATGCACCTTCAGGTGTAAGGGCTAATCTACCACGCTTGTCACGAATATAATCACTTTCACCTAAATCAAATTTAGCTAGTATAGCTGCTTCTTCATCGTTATTTTCTGCTGCTGACAATGCAGCTCGCAAAGAAGCACTCTTAATTCCTGTGTTAGTATCGAACAATTGTTCTAACTTTTCTTCTCCAGAAGGCTCTCCACTAACAGATTTACCAGCTCCTCTATCTCTTAATATGTTGGCTATTTTTATTCTTTCTTCAACATTAGGCTGATCGCCTTCGATAAGTATGTTAATCGTTCCTTCAGGCGTGTTTAACTGTACTTTACCCATAATTTATTTCTTTCTTAAATCAATTGTAAATACACCATCAACAAAATTAGAGGAATATAAATCATCAGTTCCCGTTGATATGGCTTTGTTAATAATAGCCATAGTTTTATTATATTCTTCATCATTTCTAAAATTTTCTCGTTTTGAAAATGAATTAAATTGACTTTCTAATGCTCTTTTTGGTGCATCAAATATTGTTCTAAGCTCTTCTAATCTATTTATATTTGAACTTAAAGGTTGTGTAAGGTCAATTTTTGCCATTAAAGCCTCAAGCCTTTTAATATCACCTTCAGAAACACCATTACCTGTTTCTTTTGTTAAAAACTTTTTATATTGAGATATTAATCTTTGTTGAATTGCAGTTACTTTTTCTTCTGCACTAATATCTTTTTTAACAATTTCATCAATGCCTTTTGAATAATCTGTGTCACCAATACCAAGAGGTTTTAAAAATTTCTTAACTCTAGCACCTAATAATGTAAATGCTGTTGATCCACCTTCTTCACCTACTGATTTTAAAATGTTTTGCATTTCATCAATACTACCACCTGCTTCTAATATGTTAACATACATATTAGCGTGTTTTTCTGATTGTTGAACAGGTGCTAAGAATACTCTGTTTTTTGATCCTGTTACAAAAGCTGTATCTACTTTAAGAAAATTATTACCTTCTAATGTCTGTGTGGTTACTTTACCTTTTGCATCTATAGGCTTCATATTATTTTCAAGTAATTTAATCTGCATATTATTATTGTGTTTAATATATTCAAGCTGTCTTTTAAACTTTTCATCTCTAAATTGAGTTGATAACGCTGCAAGAGCTTTTCTCTTTTCTTTAGCTGTTGCTAACGCTGCTAAACTATCAGCTTTTGTTTCGCCAAGAGCATACTTACCAGCAGCCACTTGACCAGCACGGGCATCTGCTTTTGCTTTTTCAAATAATGGCATAGCTTTCTGACCCGCTTCTCCTGCCGCTCCTATAATATTAGACAAGTTAAAACCTTTACCAGCTCTGTTTTGCATCAGAGATAAACCTAAAGACATAAGTGCTAGTTTATTATCAGGCTCACCTGATACATCAATACCAGTAGCTTCTGCAAAATCTTTTTTATATTCTGCTAAAGTTTTTCTTGTTTTACCTGTTCCAGAGTCTTTACCATAAATATTATTTATGTCATTCATAGCTTCTTTAAACAAACTTTGTTGAGCTTGTTTTTTCTTTTCTTCTTCACTTACAGGTAAATCTTGTCCAGAATTTGCTTCTGCATCATCTTCAGCAGCAAGCACAGCATCTTTTGCTTTTTCTTCCGCTTCTTTATCTAAATTTTGTTGAGCTATTGATGCTTCAGCTTCTGGATCTGAAAATTTACCAGTTGGAGATTGTTCGGGCAGATTTCCTGTTGCATTATCTAAAGTATCTATTCCAGCTTTTATTTGTCTTTGTTTTTCTGCCTCATCTCGTATAACAGATGAAGATTGACCTTGTTGCATACGATCTTGAGCAGAAAGTTGTCTTAATATATCTTGTCCTAGTGCTTGTGTCTTTGGATCTTTTGCAAAAGATGTATCAGATTGTTCCCCAAAAAGGTATTGTCCAAGATTACTTTCAAATGGAGAAGAAAATTTAGCACCACCTGGATTAAGTGCTGCTATTCCTTTTTCAAAATCTTTTCCTAATGCAAAAAGAGATGGAGCAGCTACGTCAGTTATATTTTGAATAAACTCACCAGCTCTGTTTCTATTTGAAGGATCTAATTTATTTTTATCAATACCTAATTTATTTATTAAAAAATTTTCATAACCTTTTTGACCTTCATCGAAGCCAGTAGCACCAGGCACTCCTTTAGGAAACAAATCACTTAAACCAATTCTTTTACCACCAACATTTAATGCTTTTAATAATTCAGGCGATAATTTAGGAACTGGTAAATTAGGAGATCCTAAACCTTTTCTGTAATTACTTATGGCAGTATTTATATCAACCATGCCTAACCCTTAGTTGAAGAAGCACCGCCACCAAAAGGTGCGATCTGTGACAATGTTGTGTAAGCACCTATACCTTGTAAGAATGGATTAGCAGAAGGTGTTGTTGCTTGCGTGAACGTAGACGGAATACTTGCACTTGGCATTCCTTGTAACAAGTTCTGACCTAATTGTAATCTTGTGTAAGGCTCTTGAGCCGATTGCATTTGATTTTGTCTTGTTGCATCTAGTCCTGCTTGTTGTTGTGCTTGTCTCATTGCACCTAACTGACTCAACTGCGATACATCTGCTTGACCTAGAGCCTGTTGTAGACGACCTATATCTGACGTTGTACCCGCTAAAGTTCCAAATGCCTGACCAATACCACCTGACAATCTTCCTGCTTCCTGTGAAGCCTTTTGAGCTTGTCCAAAACCACTTGATAACAACCTAGCTAATGTATCAGCTTTTGTGTTCTGTAAATTTCTTTCTGTTTCTGCTCTTTGAACACCTTGTCTTGATCCACCAAAAGCTCCTGATTGTATAGCTTGAGCGTCTGCTCCAGCTCTTCTTATATCAGCTTGCCTATCAAGTTGTGTCATTGCTGAATCAATAACACTTTGTTGATAAGGATTCATAAACTTATCTATATTTGCTTGTGATGGCTGTAAGAAACCTAATCCACTAGTTAATGCTTGTTGAGCAGCTAAATCCTGTTCCTTCGCTCCTTCGATAAAAGGTTGATAAGAACCAGACAATTGTTCGCCTAAACCTATTGCAGAAGAACGAAGTGGGTCCATTCCAGCTATTTTATAATCTGGTAATCCTAAAGGAGAATCTAGCAGACCTGCTGTAGTTTGTGTGTCACCATCAAATTCACCGAATCCAGTTTGCAATAATCTTTTTTGCAGACCTTCAAGAAAAGGTGGTAATCGTTGTATATTTTCATAGGTTTGAGTTGCCATTAAGCTCTAGCCTCCAAGTTATCCATCATATCATAAGCTCTTTGAATACCTTTTCTTTGATTTCCACCGCCTAATCCTTTAACTGCGTCTTTAGTTAACACAAATTCACCCGCCATAAGCATAGCAGGTACATCATCTTTACGTCCAGAACCTTCGCTTGGGTCTATACCACCGTTTCTACGAGGGAATCCCATCTCTCCACCCATATTAGCATATGTTATACCACCAAGTCTTCCGCCAGGTCCTCCATATCCAAAAGGTCTTCTTTCAAATTCTGATCTCATATCACCTTCATCTTTATTACCAGCTAACAATTGCATGAGCAAACCAGCAGTTAATCCTTGTCCTAGACCTGATCCTAAGAATTTACCTGTAAGACTGTCGTCACCAATGCCTAACGCATTTAAGAAACCACCAGAGTTACCACCACCTGTAACTACTTTTTTAATACCTTCTGATGCTGTGTCAGTTGCTGTTTTTGAAATAGCCTCTGGAACTGCTTGATTACGAGCAAGTTCTTTTGACATGTCTTTTCCAATCGTTCCAGCTTTAACAGCAGCTTGGTTTGTTGCGTTTGATCCAGCTTCTGCACCAGTTCCACCACCAAACAATTGACCAAGACCACCTGATAACAAACCAGCCATAACAGCGTCTTTGTTTTTACTACCACCAAGTTTACTGGCTACAGCTCCTGTCACTGCTCTCGATATAAACGGATTGACAGCAGATGTACCGAACAATTGTCCTATACCAGCTCCAACGCTAGGTCCAAAATATGCACTTAATGCTACGGGAGCAATTTGTTTTAATAATTTACCTATACTCATTCTAACACACTACCTTATTTTAAATATATATTCAATCCTATATCTGTGCTAACGCACTTGTAGTCACTCTTGTCTTTGATAACTCTTGTATACTTGCTACAACATGCAGCCTATTTGCCGTTGCTGCTGTTGCTTTCAGTATTTCACCACTTTGTAGTACTAAATCTCTTGTTAGCAACTCAATAGTACCATTTGCACCTACTGCTTTAACTTTAAACAAGCTAAATACATCACTGCCATTTGTAATAGTTAGTGTTAACGTATCAGCATTACCGCTATCTTCTGAAACTATTATAGAACTTACAACAGACGCATTAAAATCTGCCCCACTAGGTGCAGTGTATAAAACAGTGGCATCAGTTGTTGTTAAATCAACTTTTGCATTTGTTAAGCCTTGTATATATTGTGGTATACTAGTTACTAACATTATCTTCTTC